GCTGCACCAGCACCTGCTCGGCGGGGATCTCAGCCTGGGCTTCGGCCGCCTGCATGGTGACGACCTCTTCGGGCGTATACTCTGGGCCGTCCGAGAACATAGCCTTGCCCATGGGCGTGGCCAGCAGCGTGGAAAGGCGCGTCTGCTCCTCGTCACGCTTCATCGCCACGACTTCCTCGGGCGACAGCTCTTGTCCGGGTTGTAGCATTATTACTGCTGGTTGACTGGGCCGATGACCTTGTAGGTCACGCGGCCGTCAGGATGAACAACGCGCTGCGCGCGGTTGCCACCAATCACAGTTTCTTCGCCTAGCGAGGCGATGGCCGCCTTGATTGGATCAGTCATCGCCGCTTGCCTCGCTGGAGTCATTACCGGGGTCGGCGCGGGAGATGCGGAGGGAGCCGGCGATCCGGTCGGCGATGGCGTGCGAGACGGGTCGGCCGCCGGCATAGGCGAGCGGCTTTGCACAATCTCCTCTACCGGCCGTCCAGTCATGCGCGACTCCAGGCGATCCAAAAAGTTCTCAATGTCGTTTTCTGCTTGGGTAAAATCTTCCATCGGTAGCTTGGTCGAAAGGCGGCTCACCGACTGCTGCGCCTTTTGACCTTCCACGTCCGTCACGGGTCCGGCGCCCTTCAGTTCGGGGAAGACAACCCGAAACACGCCACCCTCGATCTGTTTGAGCAAGCCCTCAAAGCCAGCCGCTGCGGTGCCAGCCTGCGCCTCGTTGGCAAAGCCAAACATATATTCTGGCCGACCAACCTTGTAGCCGATGGCTGCGGGGCGCCCCTTGTGGTTGCGCAATTGATTGAGTGCGTCTCGCATGATGTAAATATTATCCAGCGAGCGCTTCTTTTCTTCTTCCGGTTTTTTTTGAAAGTCCGTCAGCTTTAGTTGCAGCTCTTCCTGTTGCATCTTGCGCATCGGGTCGTTCGCCGCCGCCGCCGCTTGGCGCTCGGCCTTCATTGATTGCGACATGTCTTCAGCCGCCTGCGCTGGCGTCGTGCTAATGCCCAGCATGTGGTATTTTTCCCACTCATCCTTTATGGCGTCTGGCCAGCTCTCGTTGTAGGGCTGCCTTAGAAAATCAAGATTGGCCTGCCTGCCTGTTGGGGCAATGGCCATATTGGCAAAATCTTGTGGCGTTGGCTCTCGAACGCCCTCCTGTTCTGGGGCGATGTCCAGCGTAGCCAAAGAATTACGAATGCTGGTTTCGTTAGGGTCGTAGGTTGGGGCGCTCATTAGATACCAGGAGGATAAGGAAGCGGCTTGAGTCCATTGGCTGCGCGGCGGCGGTTGGCCGCGTCCCATGAGGCGCGTCCTCCGGGAATGGCCGGAGCTGGTGTTGCTGCGGGAGTTGGTGCGCCGGCGAGAGCGGGAAGCGGCGTGTCCACGGATGGCGCAGGTCCGCCCGTCGGCAGCGGAGGCTCAACCGGAGCCATGCCAGCCGGCGGCGTGTAGGTCGCATTGCCGCCCGCGATGTTGGCCGCATTCTTCAGCCCCGCGCCCACAAAAGGCGCATTCTCCCGAATCCCAGCGCTGCGTTGAGCCATAAGCGCATTGCTTGCTGGTCCAAGAAGCTGGCTAACAGTGCGCCCATAGTTTGCCTTGTCCCGGTCTCTTTTTAGGCTGTTGTACTCCTGCAGGACCGCGTCGCCTTGTTGCCCAAAGGCTGGCGCAACAAACTTGAGTAGCTGGCCATAGATGCGCGCGTCGCTTTTGTCCTGCTCCTTCTGCTTATAAGCCTCAGCGAATGTATTCATCATCCCGCCCATGTCCTGGCCGAATTGCGCCAGCATCTGCGCGTTAATCTGCGCTGCCTGCGCTGAACCGGCGCCCAGTATTTCGCCGCTGCGGTCCTGCACTCCTCCTGCGTTGTATGCAAACATAGTTTTGTTCTCCTTGGTTGGTTAAATGATCTTGAACCACTTTGCGGCTGGTCCCATCAGGGCGCCGAGGGCGAGTTCCTTGCCGTCATACTTGCCGCTGGCCACCGTGCCGATCGGGTCCATCATCAAGGCACCGCCCGCACCGCCCATCTGGTCGCCGGTATTGATGAGCCAGCGTGTCGTCGGCTCCATCACTGGATGCGCTGCGGTCACGGCAGGACCGGCCATTCCGCCGAGTCCATAGTAGCCCATGACGCCACCGAGCACGGCGCCGCCGACTTCGGCGCGATTGTCTCGATATTTAGTGCCAAAGCCGTCGCGCTTGTTGCTCATGTTCGGGTCGTTTTGGTAATTCATGTGGCCCGCCGCCGCACCGGCAATGGCACCGCTGGCCGCGCCGCCCCAGCTTCCGCCGCCCATCTTGCTACTGCCACCGTCCTTGCCGCCGCCCATGAAGCCTTTGGCAATTCCGGCCATGCCGCCCATGTCCATGCCGCCGCCTTGGTCTTGGCTGGCCGCCTGCTGGCGACTGGACGCGACAACGCCCCACGGCGACACACCCGTCTGGTAGCTGCCGTAAAGCTGCCGCGCTTCCCGCGGTGATAGCTGCGTGCCAGCCGAAAAACCGTTGTCTTGCAGGTAAGTATCGAAGCTCATGCGTTAGCCCTTGAATCCAGATCCTACGGTGTATCCTTTTGAAAACATTGCGTCTTGCTGGGAGGCCAGCGCCGTTGCCAATGCCTGTCCGATAACCTGCGGCTTGATGGCTAGGCGCTTCTTGCCTTGGTAGTTCACTTCCTCAACAGCCTCTGGAAGCACCTTCTGCACCTCTTGAGCCATGAAGCCTGTATGCTTGGGCGCATCACTGCTCTCGCCTTTGAAGCGATATTCGTAGGTCTTGAGGCCAAGCACGCCGTCTTCGCCGGTCTGTTTGATGTCTTTCTTGAGCCGCTTATCGGACAGGGTTCCTCCGCCTGAAAAATAACCTCCGGCGAGCGAACCTAATCCCTGTGCCAATCCGCCGAACATGCCCATCGTTCCAGCGTTCGTGCTGGCGCGACCGGTAATGTTGGCTGCTTGGATTGCGGCATTGTTGTTCTGCCAGTTGTTATACATCCCGGCCTGCATATTCCGGTTGAAGGATTCGACATTTCCGGCGGTTTGCAGCGAGTTATTAAACGCATTAGCGCCCAAGTTCATAGAGCGGTCCAAACTGGTGCCGCCAAGTTGGAATGCTGCGTTTAGACCCTGACGATACATGTCGGTGTCGGCGTAAGCGCCAGCCAAGCCAACCCGCCGTTGGCGACGATCAATGTCCAACTGATTGGCCTGCGTGGCAAAGTTGCGGCGATTGGCCTGCTGGCCAAGAACATATTCGTCAATTCCAGAGGCAAACTGGCGGCGCTGCTGCTCGCGCTGGCGCCCCATGGAGTCACGGTTGAGAATTTCAGCCGCTGACGATCCGGCGCTGGTGCCAAGGCCGCGTGCCGCAAAAGAGGATCGAGCCGCCTGCTGCGCGTCACGCTGTTCTTCGGCCGACAGTGACCGACCGAGCGAAAGCTCCTGCTCGGCGTCCGCCTGCAATTTGCGCTGTATTGCTGTTGGGCCAGCGCGCAGGTCGTTTATTGCCTGCTGGCCAAGCGTTGCCTCAATCTGGCTTGGAGTATTGGCAACGCCAAACTCCTCGACAATCGCCTGACGCGCATTCTGCATTATCGGCGTGTCGAGGTTTCTCGACAAGACGAGGGCCGTGCCAAGCTGCTGGTCAATCATCTGCGGATACAGATTCATCATGGCCTGCGTCTGGTCGCCGAGCATGAGGTTGCCGTATTTCCGCGCCGCCGAATACATGGCATCGTAGTCGATCGGCTTCGGCGCGTCCGGCCTTGGGCCAAGATTGCCGCCGCCGCCACCACCGCCGCCGCCTCCAAAAATGTTTCCTCCACCCATATTATTGTCCTCCTACTTTCTTAGTTAGTTGTTCCCACGAATATACTCGCGGCTCAAAACTGCCCCTGCGGCACCATGCCGCGTATTGCTGCGGCCGACTCGCCACGCGCATAAACTCCCCAACAGGGTTTGCGTGGCCAAGAGCAGCGGCCAACTGAACGAACCAGCAGTTAGGCTCGCCGCGATCAAAGCGCTTCTCCTCTGCGTTCCAGTGAGCCTCTGTGGCAAGCAGGAACACTTTGTCCGTTGAATAGACCAAACCGCCAGACAGATACTGCCCGACAAGCTCGGCAAAACTCAGCGTTGCGTCGTGGGTGTTGTGCCATTTCTCTGCGATTTGCCACGGAGTCATTTGTTTTCCAGTGCGGCCACGCGAGCAGACAGCTCTTGCACGGCTGAAACCAAAAGCGGAACAAGTTTGGAAAGATCAACTCCTTGATATTCGGGTTGACCATCCTTCTCGGCGTCCTTCTGTCCTGTTACTGCGGCGGGCACCACCTCTTGCAATTCGTGGGCAATAAAGCCCTCTGATTCAATCGACGGAGCCTGTTTCCATGAAAACCTTACCGGATTGAGTTGTTGCAAGCGATCCAACGCGCCATCAATCGGCCTCACGTTTTCCTTCAGCCGATAATCTGAGGTGATATTGTAGCTGGTGTTGACCGTGTCCGTTGTGATGCTGCCGGTATCGACCGATCCGTTGTAGTTAAAAAGCGCATAAATGACAGCGCCTCCGGTTGTGCCAATGCGCATCACGGCACTGCCCGAGTTTCCCAAGAAAGACAGTTTGTATCCGCCGAAATCCGACGATGTCCCCACGCAAAGGTTGCCACTACTGTTTATGAACGCGGCGCCGGTGCCATTTGTTGAAAACCCAAGCGTGTTGGTCGCAGCCAGATACATGCCATTGCCGGTTGCGGAACTAGCGGTTGGTATAAATTTTGCCGCAGTCACGTTTCCGGTTGTAATGGCATTTTGACTCCCGAAGTCAGGAGCAATCTTTGTCCCTGCGATGGCAGCAGAGGCGTCTACTTTTGCGTTGCTAATTGCGCCATCGGCAATCTTCGTGTTCGTGACTTCATTGTCAGCGACAACGACAGTCGGCGCGGCGGTTGAGTTGAGTTTTGCGGGGGTGACGGTTTCGCCACTGACCCAGTTGTAAGATGCTGTAACTGTTGCCATGATTGTTTTCCTTTGTTGTTAGGCTGCGGTTTGGCTTCGCTTCGCTTCAGCCTGTCTCGCTGCGCTCGGCTCAGTTGCCATTGGAGTAGTTGAGAGTTGAGGGTTTAGAGTTGAGGGTTAGGCGGCGTTGCGGGTTTCGGTCGGCGGCAGGCTCGGTCCTGCGGCCTCGATGCTCACGTTGCGGATCTCGGGGCGCTCGGCGGTGGTCTCGAAGATTAGCTCTGCGGCGTGGGCTTTGCGGCGGATGGGCTGCTTCAGCGTGTAGTCTTCGCTCAGTCCGCTGTCGTTGGTTTGTCCCGGCACCAAGGTGATCTCGGCGTCGGGGTTGATAAGATTAGCTTTGACCACAATGCTGCCGTCATCCGGCAAGACCACATCGGCGAGACTGCGGGTGAATCGCTTGCTGCTCATCGTTCCCATGTTGTAGCGGCGGGTCTTGATGGTGCCGGTGACTTGGGATTGCAGGCTGCCGCTCGGCTCGTCGTCCTTGCCGTTGCTGTTCTCATCGAGGAGATACAGCTTGCCGGTGCGGCGGACATTGAAGATGCGGCGCACGTTGCTGTAGGTGCCGACCACCAATGCGTCCACGCCGATGCCATAAACGTCGCGGCTTTCCCATCGATCGTTCAGGGCCGACCAAGTGACGACCAGATCGTTGGTTTCGTCGGGCGAGTCCAGCGTCGGGACGGCGAGGATGTAACGGTTGTTGTGCCAGATGCCGAAGGCGCGTTGCACTTTCGACTGGTCGATGCGCTCAAAGAGGTCGGCGACTGGATCACTGAGCGGCTTGGTGTCGCCACGGAGTTTCAGGTCGAGCTGGGTGTCGAGGCGGTAGACGCCTGCGTCACTTAGAAAGAAAACGTATCGACCGGCGGTGACGATAGAGTTGCGGGCCGAGCAACCAATCTCGTCGGTGACGAGTTCCAGCTTGGCGACCGCCGTGTCGATGGCGAAGTCGCTGCCATTGGTCGCGGGGAATTGCGCCAAGGTAGCGAGCCAGATGCTCTTGCGGCAGAAGACCAGTGCGCTGCCTTCGGCCCATGGATGCACGGCCATGACAAAGTCGCCTCCCCCGGCGCCGGTGCGGAAGGATTGCCAGAAGGGGTCATAGAGATCCGCGTCGAGGTAGTCGGAAATGGCAACTTGGTCGCGTCCGTCAGGGATGATCAGCCGGTTCTGGATGTAGCTCGCCCAGCCGACTGAGCGCATCTTCTTGTAGGTCGGCCCTTCAGCGGGCACGCCGCCGGCGGCGCGGACGAAGCTGCCGGTGCCGGTCCAGTAGATCGGCGGCTTGACGCGGCGCAGGCGCAGACCAGCGGTGAGGTCGCTGGGTGTGCCGCTCGGAACCGCGATGGTAAAGGTGTGGTCAGTCTTGGTGGCGACATCGAACTCATGTCCGTCCAAGGCTGCCGACGATCCGGCGGTCAGGCGGACGCGATTGCCCACGATGTAGCCGTGGCTTTTGCTGAAGATCGTGGCGGTTGTCGAGCTGACCACGGCGCTGACCGGCGTAAGCGTGTGCGTCCCGCTTTGGGTGCCGGAGGTATCGATGGCCACCCCGCCGCTGGTCGCGCTGATCTGCAACGTGTCGGTCGCCTTGTTGATAACGTAATACACCGTCCCCGCCGTCACGCCGGTCGGTAGGGCGCCGGTCGTGCTGAAGACCACGGCCATGCCGTTTTCCAAATTGTGGGCAGTTTTTGTGACCACGGCTGGCGAGGCGATGGTCATGGTCGCCGTCCCAGCATCCACATTGGTGCCGCGTCCCACTTCGGCAAAGGTGCCGGTGCGGGCCGCCTCGCGGAGAATATAAAGTCGGTCGTAAGCCTGCACGACGGAGACCGTGTCAGTCGCCTCCACGGTTTCGTCCGGCGAGCTGGGATAGCCAACCGTGACAACGGTGTCGGTCGGCGAAACATTGCGCCAGAGGTAAGCACTGTCGGGTCCGCACATGACAATATACTCGTTGGCGTTGTCGTAGTTGCGGCTGGCAAACACGCCCGAGGCGAAGATGCCGCCGGTGTAAGTCGTTTTGACCAGCGGACCCTTGTTGGCGAGCAGTGTGCCGGTAGCGTTAGCTGTCGGCGTGCCGGTCATGGTGTATTGGAAGGTCGTGCCGCTGGGCGAGCTGATGACGAAGTCGCCGTTGTAAAGCGCAGCATCCACGCCGGTCGCGCCACGGATGTTGACTGTGGGCGTGCCGGTGTAACCGTGGGCGGCCGTGGTGGTCACGGTGGCGGTTGTGCTGGAGAAAGTGATTGAGGTGATGGCTTTGTCGGCGGCGAGGTCAAAGGAAAGCGTGAGCGGTTCGTCCGCCGTGGAGATAGCATCGGCGAGACGCTTGGCGCCTTTGCGGGTTTGTGCGACCCCGCGATCCAAGCGCATGTTGACGCTGTCTTGCAGCATGCCTGCCGGAAGGGTCAGCGGGTTGAGGCGAGAAGCGAAACCGAGGAAACCGGCGTCGCCGTCGCGTTGGACTGGACTTTCTAATGCCATTAGTTAAGTGCTGCCTTGAGTCTGCTCTTGAACCGCGCTGCGTCGGCGGGAGAGATGTCGTTCTTGCGATTGGGGGCAATCTGCTGGTGAGTAACAATGCGGCTCATGGGGATGTGCCACTTCTTCATGCGGGGCACGATGTATTGGATGGCGCTGTCCATCGCCGCTTCACCGAGCGGGTCTTCGTATGTATTGCCGTCCCATGCCACGCCGAGGCTGTAGCTGTTGCAGTCGGGAACTCCTTGCCATGAGCTGATGCCTGCATGCCAGCAGCGCGCAGTATCGTCGGCGAGGACGGTGCGGTTGCCGTTTCTGGCGATGATGACGTGGTAACTCACTTTGCTTTCGGGGTTCATGCACCAAGAGACGGAGCCGTTATAGCTGCCGCTGGTGTGGTGCAACACGATCATGGTCGGCGTGATGGGTCTTCCGCTTTTGTTCGGGGTGTTGAGTCGGCGTTCGTCGTAGGCTTTGCTCGCGGCGGGTGTGGAGGTTGTTGTGGATACGGATGGCAAGCTCGGCGAGGCTGGCGCTGGGCCAGTCGCGGACTTTTTGCCAAACAGATTCTTGATCCACTTCCACATGCGCTTACTTCGCGTGGCCTTTAGGCGGCGGGTTGACGGTGACGGTGGCTTGCTGCTTCAAGAAGTCATAGCCGACCGTCACGCATCCAGCCGCAGCGACAGCCCAGCTCACGGCGAGGATCGCAACTGCAATGAGTTTTGTGACGCGGGCGGGCATGGAGTCAGAGGCGGGCCGAATTATCCTTCGCCACAATTAGCCCCCAGCCCGCGAGTAGACTTGCGGTTACGAGGCCGAGGTCGGGGATGCTGCCGTTGGCCAAAAACTCGCGGCCAGCGGTGCTGAGTGAGGCGATGATTGTGAGGATTCCGAGCAGGGTTGTTTTCCAGTTTCTCATATTATTTTTGCTTCTGTTTCTTTCTCAGGTCGTGAAGGACCGAAATTAAGGTGACGATGCCGACCGCGAGGCCGACACATAGACCGGCGACTCGCAGGGTTGTTTCTAGGTGAGGGAGCATTGAGAAGACGCTTGAGCCGATGCTAGTAACCGTTCCAAGCACACCCTTCTCGGTGGTGCTCATGTTGTGATGAAAATACGACAGGCTCATCGCACGGCTCCTCACTATTTGCGGTAGGCAATC